CTCAGTATAAAATTTTAACCTAAAATACTCTGGTACAAGATTGACAATACTAGGACACATCTCTGCATCATTGCCATCAACAGCACTCTGGCCTACGGACTCACATACATAACAGGCAGATGGTCACACTTGTATTATCATCATCCTGCAGTCTTCCATTGTATAAGGTGTTTTTGGGTCTTACACATTTCCTCCTACCCTTCAGGGTCATTCGGATTCCACTATCATGGCCGCCAACTCTCATACTGTTTTCCCAATGGTTTAATCCACTGAGAAAATATAAGGAAGGAAATGGTTACATCCTTCAAGAAGCTTAGCGAATTGGAAGGTTCACCAAACCCTAGTTAAATTAAAGAAAACTCCATAAGAATTAAACTACTTTTCTTACAAAGGTCAAATTACGACACTACAGATACCCGTGGCAAGCACTATAGCCGCTCCTCGACTCAAATAATCTTTAATTTTAGAAAGTAAGTAAAAAGAAACTTACTTATTAGATTTCGTAGATTTTATAGAAGAACTTCTCTTCTTAGTTTCTATTTCTAAAGGAATATCCTTATAAAGGACTTCATCATCATCTTCACTAACTATCAATCTACGTGGTTCACTAGGAATACGTTCACCATGAACCCATCTATCTTTTAAATCCATTAACTTTAATCTTTCTAATAATTCCCTATCATCAACAGACAATAGAGAAAAACTTGCCTGACTCTTAAGTTCTTGCCTTGAAGGCATAAGAGTCGAACTTAAAGAGGACGCTGTTAACCCAATAGCATCAAAAAGTTGCTGTGGGGCCATATCACACAATTCCATTGATAAATTAATATAAATATCAGCAATAGGCAACGCTGGAACAGGTGCAACACCATCAATAGTTAAATACATTGCAAAGGCATAATTAGCCCAATTTAACGCAACATTTCCTGCATTAGTACCAGCAGGCATAAAACTATCAAATTCACCTGCACGAACTTTATACTTTTTACCAGCATAAAAACGCTTAGGTGGACGAATTCGAAATTCAGGAGTCCACGCAGGAAAATCTCCTGAATCAGGTAATGCTAAAATTTGAGCTTTAGTCAATGACGTATTAGTAACATAGGGACTAATAATAGTTTCCCCATAATTTACGTCAGAAGCAAAACCATACACAACACTATACGGTGTCAACAAAGCTGGAGTTGTTTTTGCTTTAAATGTAAACCAAATATCATTTATGTAATAAGTTTGAAACATTCGAGACATAGCAACAAAATTACTTCCACCCGGCATATAACATGCATTTGAAGGGTTAAAGAAATATTGTCCACCTGTCTCAGTCTTACCATCAATTACCATAGTTACAAAATTAGCAGGAGTAACTGATGTAGACCTAATTAGTTCACACAAATAAGCTTTAGACTTCAAAGTAATACAATTACTACGCCTTGAACTCATAGTGGTAGCACCACTTTTAGAAATAACTCCAGAAATAAGTGGATTAGTGATAATTCTATCATAACTCTTACCAATATTTAAAACTCTCCGTCCACGTGGGCCTTTTAAAAAAGCACCACGTTGTTTCTTTTTCGAAAAACCTAACTTTTTTGCCACGGATCGCACAACTTTTTTAGTAGCCTTACGAGCCACTTTCTTTTCTTCTTTATTAAAACGTTTTTTATTATTATTTCGTTTCATATTCTCTTTTATACCGTCTCTAGATGTTATCGCTGACGGTATAGAATCTTTACCAAAAGCCGAGCGAACAGTAGCATAACCTACAGACATAGCATTCCTCCCCATTTTATCTAAAAAAGGCAAGTCTTTATTCAACATGCGACTATTATCTAAACCATTACGTTTATCATACCGCATACTACCATAATTTACATTCCAATTTCTCCCATATTCTTTAAATGGGAAATTTTCACTATAAACTAAACCTTGACTCATTTTTATAGGGCATGCATTTTAATTAAACCCTATAATTCAAGCATATTTAGAGCTTTTTGAACTTCAGGTGAAAAATCATTTCCTTCTCGTTCACCAAAATAAAGCTCAGCGATCTCCATATCAGTTTTATAGACTGTCATTACTTGAGAATAAGTTAAAAAATCAAATTCTTTAGTGGGATCTAAGGGACTATTTAATTCATCCCAAAATTGCTTTTGAACCCACACAATATATTCAGCTAATATCAAACGACATTCATCATTAAAAAATGATTCTAAACGCAAAGCGTTAGCTCTCAAAAGAGACCAACGAGCATTATTAAACTTCAAATCAAATGACATTGAAGCCATAACTTTATCTGTTTCAGGAAAAGGAACATAATACTTAATTCCAGTTTCAACGTGAAAAATTTCCCGAAAATGGGATGACATAAATTCACACTGAATTAACTTTCTAGGTTCATAATCATCAGTTTTAGTTGAAATACCCAAATTAGTCCACAAAGCACAAACTGTTTTAGCATTAAAATACTCAAGACACTCATTAGATACTGTCCAAGTATTATCATCACCGCACAAAGCGGCTTCAACATGCTTATGAAACATTTCATATGAATGAAATTTTTTAGGTGTTAATAACAACCAAGCATACGCCAAAAGCATATACAAAACTAAAACATTATCAGTGATTGTATTATAAGAACCAGAGGGATTTCCCATAAACTTCCGTATAACATCCCCAAATGGTAAAACCATAAAAGAATGAATAATTTCAATATATAAATTATGAATTTTCCTAATTTGCTCAGGAGTTGCATCCCTTAAGAAAGCACACCTGATTCTTTCACATGAACTTAAAAACCGTTCCAATAAAGAACAATCATAATCAGTCTCATCTAACGCAAAAGCATTAGGATGCTTAGATAAACGTTTAAAGAGTGAATCCCACCCTAAACGAAATTTAGTAGCACCAACAAAAGACCAATTTCTATGTTCAGCTGCACTAGAATACATTTTATCATTCATCTCATAAAACATAGTCATACAAGCATACAAAAATTCAATTGAAGAACCTACAAAGGTTCTAATTCGATTTACCACAAGTTTTTTATTAGCTCGAATTTCTTCCTTTTCATGAACAGCCCAAAAAACAGGAGTCTCTTCTTGTTCTATACGATCATTATAATCATAAATTTGTTGTTTAATATCTTCCCTTTCAAGCAATTTTCGTTTTGTCTTCATACCTGAAAGAAGGGAATAAGGATAACCAGCAGATGAGGACAATTCCATTAAACGGAATACATTCTCATCAGCAAATAATTCAAGAGAATTGGAAGCTGCATTAAAGTGTTTAATACACCATTGTTCAGCCATCAACCAAGTTTGCTCATCAACCTCAAAAATTGGTTTATTATATTTAACTATCGAAGGTAAACAAGCTTCCCGGTTCGGAATAGCTAAATCAAATTTTTTCCACCGATCTCTAGGCAAACATGAATATTTACCTAAAACAAAAGCTTCAAAGAAACTATCATCTTTAGATTTTAACTTAAAGGGAACTGTTCTATTAACAGACCCAACATGTTTTAAATGAAATAAATCTAAATAAGGACGATACTCCTCACTAACAAAATTATTAGGATGAATTTTTCTTTGAAGATCAATGGGATAACGTGAAATAGCTTCCCGCCAATCTCTTCTGCTGGTTCCTATTAGTTTAAAGGCAAAGCAACAAAAGCATTATTATATTGTGAAGATACTCTTGCTGCATGAATTCCAATAACCTTATCTTTATAAATCACAGGAAAACCACAATCTCCTTTTTCAGTTGAAGAATTATATAAATAAATATTTTCACTATACAAAGACGCAACATTACCTTGAGAAATCCAAAATTGAGCATCATTTAACTCAGTAGTTAAACCATAAAGACCTACCGAAGTAGTAGAATCTTTCATCTTAGCATAACAACCACTAGATAATGATGTCAATTTTTTACTCTCACTATTACGTTCAAACGAAACTAAATTTCCAAATTTTTTCGTTTTATCTTCATACTCAATCTTCATATCAATTTTCTGAAATTGTTGAGTTTGTACTTTATTTTCAAACTTAAAAACAAACTCAATATCATGATCTGAAAGACCATGATCAATAGAATAAATCTTATTTCGTGTCACAAAACCACCAACAATCCATTGCTTTGTATTCTGAGTTCGAAAATAACCCAAAGAATTATGCAACTTTGTTTGTGCTTGAATTTTAGCATTTATGGTGGCCCCCTCTTTACTCGGTTCTTTTTTTAAAAGATCCAGGGTAACTAAATTATGCTTTAATTTACCATGACCAAAAGGGCAATAAGGTTTTATACATTTCTCACCTTTATGACACTTAGAATTTTTAAACCATTCTAAATCAGAATCTGAAAGATTATGATTACCTTGACACTTTTCTTGTGTACAACGACCAAAAATAGAAGCATAACATGTTGTCCATGTTTTACCTTCTTTTCCATTTCTTAATTCCTTATGTTTTTTAGACATATTCTTTTCTACATCATGTTTTTCTTCACGTGCCTCAGCTTTTAAAGCTTTCCTTTCTTGAGGCGTAATTTTCTTCAAACGTGAAACACGAAATTCTTTTCCATTACGACGAACTACAACACTTTCTTGATTTTGCAAAGCTGAACGTAATAACCCTCTAATTTCATCAGCAGTTTTATCTTTCCAAATAACACGCTTACCATTAACAAGGGCATCAAGAGAATCAACATCTTTTAACATTAAATCTCCTGTATACATATCAGACCAATTTATCTTCTTAGCTGCATTTGCCGCAACTTTCGACATTTGTTTAATCTGCTGCTTACCACCTTTCTTATTCTTCCCTCTTCCTTCTTGATCATCCTTGGCAATCCATGCCTGACTAGACTTACAAGAACATGTGGTTTTTCCACCACATCCAATACAGGGTTTTAAATTTAAATATTCAATAGCAGCACCTTCAGATGAAGGTTTCTCTTTAACCTCTTCTTTATCATCTTTCTTAAACCACCAAAATAATAAGGGCAAACCAGCTAATATAAAAAAAGCTAATATTGTCATAGCCCAAAACATTTGTGGTTGAGTTAATTTCATATTAGTTATTTGTCTACGCATATTTCCTAAAGTGCAATCACAAGCAGGACGAAATAATTCGCCTTCAGTGATATTAACATCAACTGATATTTTTTCACCTGAGACAGCACCATTACATTTAGGACACACATGAAAAAGAAGGCCAGAAGAATTTCTAACCTCCTTAAGAGGTAACATATCAAAAAGACCTTCCGGTTCAATTTCATTATCATCTTCCTCTTCATCATCTTCTTCTTCATTTTCTTCTTCTTTTAAATGGTCAATAATAGACTTGGCCTTTTCCTTAGCATCCAAATGTTTATCTAAATCTCCTAATCCTATGCCATCATCTTTAATTTCTTTTTCATCAACGATTGTGATATCAGGTGCAACATCTTGTGCTGCAATAGGAACAACATAATTGTTCTTTTGATACACTCGCCAATCAGCAAGATTTGGTGATAATAAATCAACCAATTCTGCATAATAAGAAGTGCCAGGATACGCATTCGATATTTCAAATAAATTAGGATCAAGGTCCTTTTCAGCCATCTTCAAAAAATCAACAATTTTTTTCATTTTAAAAATATGACCAGTACTATTGAAATGTTGCTTTAAAGCCACAACCCCATTTATCTTAGAATTACATACAACACATTCCCGAACATGAAGTTCAGTGTCTATACATGTATTGCACATATCACATAATAAAACAAATTTACCCTCCACAACAGAAGGCAATTTCTTTGTAAAATTTCCACCTGGACAGCACGCAATTAATTGAGTATTATGAATTGATTTTATAGGACTAACTCCCAAAAACCATCTTTTTCCTCCTTTTTTCTTCTGCTCATCCAAATGATCAACAATTTCAACAATTTGTTTTTTAACTTCCTGGGGTTTCTTTTCATCCATTTGTATAACTTTATTTTCTTGCTCATTTATTTTATTTTCAACTACAACAGCAGCAGTTTCAATCACCTCAGCATTTTCACCACTACCAAAAATAGATACAAACATAGTACTTCCCCTAATACAGGAAATAAATAAACCTAACAAAGTTTTAACTTCACTATAAATTTTCTTAAAAGTACTCATACCACCCAATTCCGATGTCATAATTATAACACCGGCAAAGGCAATGAAGAGATCAGTAAAAAGAGTTAATTTTTTAATTTTTTCTCCTTCAACCCCTTCTTTAGCCACAATGCTTTTTCCAGTCACTTTTTCATAACCAAAAATTAAAGCTCGAATAGTTCCTATAGCTGCAAAAACATAACACAAAGTTTTAAAACCAGTCATTAAACTACTCCCCACTTCAACAACTTTATCAATTTTTGTTAAATTTTCTGTTGAAACGGCTTTCGCCACAACTGCAATATCTTCCGAAACTTTAGGAACATTAACTTGCTCAATTTTCTGCATTGCAACAGTCACCAAAGCGGAACTTTTTTGTTCAACACCTTCAGCCATTGATGAAATATTTTTAATTTCACGACTTGCTTGTTGGGCAGTTTGAACGACCATCTCTTTAATTTCTTTAACCTCAGTGCCAACTTTAGATTGGATAAGTTCAACTTTTACATTAAACTTTTTCACCTCAGCTTCAATCTTTACCTCAAAATTATTAACTTTCTCATCAAAGCTTTTACTCTTTTCATCAAATGTTTTTAAAGCCTTAACCTCAAATGATTCAATTTTATTATTAATATCTTTTTGAACCATTGAAATTCGAGATAATAACAAAGAATCATAATAATTCCTTGTGCCACGTATTTTTTCCGCAACAAAATCATAAAACATTTTGCCACAAATACC